ACTGGACATGTAATGTTGGAGATTAGCAATCATACCACCATCCTGTACATATTCGACGTTTAAGAATGGGGCTAAATCGCGAGCCACACGAACTCCGGTTATATCCGAGGGTACCGTGGTGGGTTTGTCTTCATTAGCAGGCCAACTAGGTAAGGAACCTGGTGTTGGCAAAATGTAGGAATGTGGGAGAAGTTTGACGGCCCACATGGAATGGTAAGCGAAAGAAAGAAATATGGTTGTATTTGCCCGGGCATAATTAGGAACTAGTAATTGTGAAGTAGTTAACAGAGTTGAGTTAGAAGGACGGAAACCATACATTGCGTAGGTAGCAGCCGAGTGTACTTGAGACCAGGCATTCAATTGATCATCAGAACCTCGAGTGACGAACGAGTAGATGTGTTGTCGAGACCGACGGTTGAAATTAGCAGGTTGGGCCGCCATGGCATCGATCATAGCACCATTAAATGACATAGAACGGGCCGCCCAAGTTAAGGAGGTGGCATGGGCATGACAAGCTAAACGGGCTGTAGCCACAAACTCACGAAACTGCATGCGTGTAAAGGCATTAAGTTCATGACCAAAGTCTTTCTCAAATGCGGGTGGGCGGAAGATATCGAAATAAGCAGGAAGTGTATAATTTCTAGGTAAAAACAAAGCGCTGTCCCCAAAGGAAGGTAAAATCGCAGCAGGAGCTTGAGGTGGGGCCAAGGCCGCATTATAAAAAGTCGGGTGGAAATGGAAAGTTCTATAGAGTACAGCGTCAAATGAGTCCCAAGCATCAGCCCACGCTTGATGATAAGTAGCAAATATTTTTATGGTCTCGTAAATAACCCAGGGGTCATAAGTTCGACGGTAGGGATTGTTAGCTGGAACTGGAGCTATGAGTGGATTAGCATCAGGTTGTGCCGGATTAGGAAGGAAATCAGATTGGTAACCCATTAGTGTTCTTAACCAAACGTTAGTATTTTCAGGGACCCGTTCCCGTCCGAAATGAAGGACGAAATGAGTGACGCCAGTGACGTCAGTGTTAAAGGGAAGGGGTGAGATGATAGATTGTAGAGCGTTGAAGCAAGATTGGTTGTTAGCCGGTAGATCAGAACGATTGAACACATATGAGGTAAGGGGGGCTTGGGGAGCTAGAGCCATGATTAATAATCGCAGACGATCTAGGTCGCCACCGTTACCGATAAAATGGCTAACGTCTATAAGAGCAGCGCGACCAGCAGAAATCTCGCGTATTAAAGCACCATTGTTAACCCATAATGGATCTTCAGGATTTTCGAGTAAATTCTGAGCTGTCGGAGCAGCTCCTCCACTAAGGAAAGTGAATCGGAAATTACCACTTAAATTATTAATATCATCGGCTGGCCGGTCGATGAAGGCATTGTTGTCTGCATTTTGTGCCTTGGCCGTAAGCATAGTTGGAGAAAAGACATGATCGATGTGGACAGCGCCGTTTACGAATTCAGCAGTATTAACGCGGAGTAGATTAGTCCAATAATATCTCCACAAGTGGAAAAACATCGTAAAGTAGCGTTGGCCATGTTGACTCTCTTTAGCCAACGTAATCATGCGTTCATGACGATGCATGGCTTGGGCTCGCCACGCCTGGATTTGGCGATCGCCTCTATCAGCCCCAAAGCGATCTAAGGCCAGTACAGAATCGGCCTGGTCGAGTAAATCCCTATTTTCGGAGCCCTCGAAATAAGCTAATAAAGGATTGGAAGCTCCAGAGTAAGAAAGGAAGTCCGCAGGTTTAATGTGCGGTTGACGATTACGAAATTGTATCGTAACCGTAGGCAAATGTGTAGAACGAGAAAGTAAGGTAGTTGGAGCTGATACTTCGACGTTATCACGGGCATACGGGTTAGGTTGACCAATAGTTTCGACGAAACGATCTCTCTCTGACCAAATCATATTTCTGCCACTGAATCGTATAACGGGATTGAGTAATCCTATACTTTTAGGGACAGAAGTAGGGCCGATTCGAACATCTTGGGTATGTTCACCCAACCCAAACAGACTTTCATCAGGGACGACGATGCTGTTGTTAAGGTGTGGATTAGCTGGTGAGTGCATAGACGCCACGCTCGAAGTCAACTTCGAACGATCGTCTCGGCGACCAGCAATGATAGAACTTGGCATGTGAAGGGACCCCAATCGGAAACTGGAGACCCTCCGAACTTTAGAATCAGAAGAGAGTGCATAGGAGATAGACCACTGGTCGTGTTCGTCAAGAGTGTATTCATCATGAGCGATGCGATTCAGAGATATATTAGTATAAATATAACAGGAAGGTAAACTCGGGCTTGAGAAGCGGCAAGAACCTTGCAATATGGTCGCACCGCTAGGAGAGCAAGGTAACCATTCAGTACCAACTAACTGAGGAGACTCAGCTACTGACTCTGACAATAAATATCCTTGATCAGTACGGATAGAGAAAAGGTTCTGGTGAGGATCAAAGACATGAACCGAACAATTAGTGACGTCTACTAAATAATTAGAAATAGTAAAGTCATAATTTTCAGTTGCATTGATACATTCATTGCAAACACAAGTAAACTGACCACCGGATGATACGCAATTGTAGAAAGGGAATATACGTTCTAAAAATACCCAAACTTTAACGTTAGGAGGAAAAGCTCCTCTTAAAAACCTGTAATCGTGACCCATGCCAGTATCGAATAAACGATGATAACATTGTCCTGGCCCTTCAGTAAAAGATCGATTTTGAACGATGTATTGGGGCGTAATCTGGAACGAAGAATCATATTCCTGCGCTATCAATATTAAAATTTCAAGGGGAAGACGATTCTTATTTATCAGATGGAGGATATTCATGATATTGTCAGGCGAAGTGGAAGGGATGTAAGATGCAGAGGCGATGTTACCATTAAGGGCATGTTGGAGTTTATTCATCAGTTTACGAGAGCGAGCCCAATCGTGATAGTACTCCTCTTTATGCACAAAAACAATTTGAGACCTAGGCATAAAGTGAACTCGGAACTTAAAACCGAGTTGGTAAGCATTAACAATCTTATCGGCCATTCCAGGGGTGATGGTGTAAGCCGCTGAAGGGGAACGAGTCTTATAAGGAATGTAGCCTTTAACGGACGAAGCGGGCCTACGTGACGAAGAACATATCGCATCGTAAGTACCACTGGGAAGAAGGGGATTAGTTATAGTTGGGTAACGGGGTACCACCCCAGAGTGCCGTTCCAACCACTGCTCAGTCAACCCACCGCGACGAATCGAACGGACTGCCTTCTTAGCAATCTTATGTGTAACAACATTTTTAATATCCTTAAGGGATGCCAAAACAGGCCGTACTCGCAAGGTGGCAAAGTGAGCCTTCTGCTCGAGGCGGCGGAGAATTTCTGGGCTAGGGGGTAGAGGAAGAGGTGCCCCGTGCCCAGAAGGCAAGGCACCCGGCTGGGAACGGGGAGCACGCCCCCGGAATCCAACCCGAACGCCTCTCTTCCTGTCAAAGACGGAAAGAGGGGGCAAGCCTAGCGTATTAGCTAGGCGATTAGCGAGCTTGCGCTCGCGAACAGAAAAGGCATTCATACCCTCCCTGTTGTAAAGGTCCAGAGCCCTCCTCCAGACCGAGACAGTTCCGCTAGCAACGGGGAGGGGGGCAGCGGGGGAGGAGGGAAGAGCGGGGAG